TAAAATAAAGCAAAAGGAGCGTTTTATGGAAAAATCAATGGCTTTGTTTCTTGCAACCATGCTGCATTCAGGCACAAATACCCATTTTTTCCATTGGGCTACTAAGTCTTATGCCAAACACAAAGCATTAGGCGGCTTTTACGACAAGATTATTGACTTAACCGATGATTTAGCCGAAACCTATTTTGGTATCTACGGTCAAATTACCGACTTCCCAGCCACATACCATATGCCTAAAGAGCCTTTAGCCTATATGCAATCCCTACAGCGTTTTGTAAAAGAAGCACGGTCAGACCTGCCAATGGATTCTGAGATCGTTCAATTGATCGACAATATCGCCCAAGAGATTGACACAACCATTTATTTACTTAAATTTAAGGCTTGATTGTGCCAAAAATAGCCGAACTTATGAGAGAACCTGACAAAGGTGAATTGGATTATTTTAAATCTAACCCCAATGTAACGGGAATGGCGGCTGACGATAACAGAATTATATTAAACCCTTACTCTAAGCTGTCAAAAGCACAACAAGATGGTGTTGCTTTGAATGAATATAGTCGTATTGTGATGCGTACAAATCCACAGTTTGCCCCTAATTTTGTATTGTCTGATGAGCAAACTAAGTTTTTGGATAGCAATACTTACAAAGATGCTTCTGAGCAAGACAGAATGGCAACCATAGCGGCAAGATTATTAAGTAATGATCCATCCGCAGGTACGCCAACCATTGACCAGCTTAAATTTGTCAATAAACTGCAAGAATACATAAACAAGGAATAATCATGCCACTCGTCAAATCAGGATCAGCCGAAGCAGTCGGTAAAAACATCAAGACCGAGATGAAAGCTGGCAAACCTAAAAAACAAGCAATCGCAATTGCACTTAGCGTTGAGCGTGAGAACGCCAAGGGTGATCGCAAAGCCAAGTTAGAAGATGCTTATGCCAAATACATTGAGGAAAAGGCATAAATAATGATTAGTGTAGTAATGCCTAGTTATCTAGGTGATTACCCTAATTGTGCAGCAAATAGAGAAGAAAAGTTACCAAGAGCAATAGAGAGCTTTTTAGCCCAAGATATAGGTGAGTTGATAGTGGTAGCTGATGGATGCAATAAAACGGCTGAAATTGCATCTAAATATTCTGTAACAGTCATTTCTATAGACAAACAACCATTATTTAGCGGAACGCCAAGAAACACAGGAATACAAGCCGCTAAATACGATTACATTGCTTACTTAGACAATGACGATATGTTTGGCGAGAATCATTTAAAAGCAATAGCAGACAATTTAGATGCCGATTGGCTGTACTGGGATGACTGCGTAAACGGCAAAACTCGCCCAGTATGGCTAGAGTTTGGTCATATAGGTACATCTGCAATAGCCCATAAAAAGTCTTTGAATTGCAAATGGAGTGATGGATACGGCCACGATTGGCAATTTATACAGCAACTAAAGAATTATCCTAGCAAACGCATTACGGCTAATTACCAAGTAATGCACATACCCCACGTGATAGACCAATAATGTTCATTGTTCCAACCTATAAACGCCCCGAAAAGCTAAAAAACCTTATCCAAGCGTATATAAACACGAAGGCTATTGCCCCTGTTTATGTGCTTATACAAGGCAACGCAGAACTATATGATGGAATTGAATACCCTGATACATGGACTATAGAGGTGCTTGATAAGAACTTAGGGCTGGTAGCTGGTTTAAATTATGTATATCAAAAGTTTCCAAATGAACCCTATTACGGGATTATTTGCGATGACCAGCAACCCAATACAGACCATTGGGATCAAAAGATAATAGATGCTACAACCCCTTGGAACATGGTTACATCCCAAGACACCTTAAATAAGAATGATTGGAGAATGTCAGGGATTACTGTTTATGGCGGTGACTTGATACGATTTGCAGGGTTTATTATGCCCCCCTGCACTTGGCATATATGCGGTGATGATTGGTGGGAATTAGTCAGCCGCCAATGCAAAAATTGGATAGTTGTTAATGCTCAAAGTACGCACATTACCCCTGAAACTACAGGAATTGTTCCCGATGAAACCTATAAAACTTCTTATGTTGACTTTGACGGACAAGTATCTCAATATAAACAATGGTTAGAGGTGCATGGAAACCAATTACTTGATAGAATAAAAGCACATTTTAAGGAAGTTTATGAGCCGCAGAGATGACATCCGTGCCGCAGTAGAAAAGCACGATAAACCCATTGCCAAGACAACAAAGGGCAAAGGGCGTCATTATCAATCAGTAGAAGAAGGCGCAGGTATGACCGCAGCAGGGCGCAAAGCATACAACGCTAAGAACAACGCAAATTTACAAGCACCTCAGTCTAGTGGGCCAAGGCACGATAGTTTCTGTGCTAGGTCAGCAGGATGGACTGGGGAACGGGGCAAAGCAGCAAGAGCAAGGTGGAAATGTTAATGAGCAACGGACTATACGAAAATATCCATAAAAAGAGGGCTAGGATCAAGGCTGGTTCAGGCGAAAAGATGGCTAAAAAGGGTGCAGAAGGCAGACCCAGCGCACAAGACTTTAAAGACGCTGCCAAGACTGCAAAGCCTAGCCGCAGAGAAATGATTGCTTCTAAGATGAAGGATATGTAATGACCCCAATTACCCCTATGAGCCGCAAATACAAAAAAGAGGATGCCATGCTTAGACCTGAGCATCAATCTACGCTAGAGAAAAATCAGGCTGACCGCATTGCCCGTAGAAAGCTGATCGCTAACAAACTTAAAGACTTGGATAAAGAAGTTAAGTAATGGTTACATTGGCTGAAATGTTGCGCCAAGGTGCGGATAAGTTAATTAACTTGCCGTCTGAAGCACAGCGTTTTGTTACCAATCCACAAGCATTTACTCAGTTATTGACTGGTAAAAACCCATTGCCAAGGGAAACAGGCTTTGCCGCAGGTGCTACAGGACTACCAGCTCAAGAGATGAGCGTGTTAGACCCTAACCAAGCACCTTATATGCAAGGCTACACACAAGGCGAACCAATAGGTTATGCAGGTATGGCAGCTCCTTTTGCCGCCCCAGCAGCAGTAGCCACAGCTAAAGCATTAGCCCCAAAGCTAGGGCAAGTAACCGAGAATTACATGGTTCGCCAAGGGATGATTCAGCCATTAACCGCTTATCACGGTACACCGCACACCATTCAAGGTCAATTTGACATAAATAAAGTAGGTACTGGCGAAGGCGCACAGGCTTATGGGCATGGAATGTACTTTGCTGAAGCACCAAGCGTTGCTGAAACTTATAAAACAAAGTTGTCGGGTGGTTTAGGTAGCCCGTCAAACGAACTAATGTTAAATGGACAACCATTAACAAACCTTACTGATTCCCAAAGACGGGCATATGAGATAGTAGCTAGAGATGGCAGAAAAAACGCATTTGGCACGGCAAAAGACCTTGAATCACAAGGATTTGATGCAAGCCATATACGGGATGCTTTAAAAGCCACAAAAGGTCAAGAAATTAGCCTTACAAAAAACGAAGGCAATCTATATAAAGTAGATATACCTGATGCAGACATACCTAATATGCTTTCTTGGGATATGCCACTTAGCCAGCAACCAAACATAATGGAACGCTTAAAAGGTATTGACCCAAAAGAATTAGATAAATTAGGTATAAACCCTGACTTTACACGCAGAAGCACTGGTAAACAATTGACTGGCGAAAGTCTATACGATGTATTGACTACATACAACAGTCAAAAAGGCGCATCTAAGTTTCTTGCAAACCGAGGTATAACAGGCATACGCTACTTAGACGAAGGTAGCCGTGATGCGGGCAAAGGTACATCTAACTTTGTAGTATTTGACCCTAGCAATGTAAAGATATTAGAAAAGAACGATAAGCCTGTAACCCGTAAAGAACTAATACAAGAACAAATCAATAAAATAGAGTAGAATTAACTTATCTTAATCAACCACTTGGGTAAGGTATGGAATCTAAAGTAGAAAATCCTAGAAAAGGTGGAAAACCTAAAGGATCGCCCAAAACTGGGGGCAGACAAGCTGGTACACCTAACAAAGCTACGGGTGCTGCTCGATTAGCTTTTGCTGCGTTTGTTGATAACAATGCCGACAAACTACAAGAATGGCTAGATGCTATTGCTACTAATGATAAGCATGGCCCAAAGGTAGCGTTTGATTGTTTAATGCAGGTAGCTGAGTTCCATGTGCCTAAACTAGCCCGTACTGAAGTAGTAGGCGTAGAAGATGAACCAGTCAAGCATATTCACGAACATAGCTTTTTAGATTGAAAGAAGTTAAGCACCAGTACCGCTATCCCTATAAAGCACGGGAAGCGTTCTTAGACTTTCATAAGCGTGAACAACGCTGGGCAGTTCTAGTCTGTCACAGAAGGGCAGGAAAGACCGTAGCAACCATTGCGGACATTATCCGTAGGGCAGTCATGGAAAAAAAAGAAAACGCTCGGTACGCCTATATAGCCCCTTACTACGCACAAGCTAAAAACATTGCTTGGGATTACTTACTTAGGTTTGCAGAGCCAGCCATAGTTAAAGCCAATCAATCTGAGTTATGGGTAGAATTAGTCAATGGGGCTAAGATTAGGCTATTTGGTGCTGACAACCCTGATGCCTTACGGGGTTTATACCTAGATGGCGTAGTGCTAGATGAGTATGCCGACATGAAACCAAGGCTTTGGGGCGAGATTGTGCGCCCATTGCTTACAGACAGACAGGGCTGGGCTACCTTTATTGGAACTCCTAAAGGACATAATGCCTTTTACGATATATACAACGAAGCCCAAAAGAACCCTAATTGGTATGTCAAGACCCTAAGAGCTGACCAGTCAGGACTACTGCCTGATGCTGAATTACTGGATGCACAAGCCACAATGTCAACTAACCAGTACGAGCAAGAGTTCCTATGTAGCTTTGAAGCTGCCATTCTTGGGGCGTTCTATGGTCAGGAAATGCGGAGAATAACCGATTTAAACCGCATAACTTGCGTTGATTACGACCCCATGTTCCCTTGCCATACTGCTTGGGACTTAGGATTTAACGATTCCACTAGCATTTGGTGGTTTCAGGTCGTTTATGGGGAGATACGGGTACTGGATCACCACTCTAGCAATGGTCAAGCTATACCGTTTTACACCATGCTGCTAGATCAAAAAGAAGATGAGTTTGGGTACAAATATGGCTACCATTATCTGCCACATGACGCTAGGGCAAAAACACTAGCAAGCGGTGGAAAGAGCATAATCGAGCAGATTTCTGCAAAAATTGACATAAAACATCTAAAAATCGTACCAAATCTGTCATTACAAGACGGAATACAAGCATCACGACTTGCATTAACTCGCTGTTGGTTTGATAATAGATGCGAAGAAGGCATTGAATGTTTGCGTCAATATCAACGAGAGTGGGATGATGATAAAAAGATATTTAGGGATCGCCCTAAACATGATTGGACAAGCCACTCAGCGGATGCGTTCCGCTATCTCAGCATTGTATGGAAAGACGAGGACAGCCCTATCTTGTCGGATTCAAGACCTAAAGGCCTTCATGTCGGGCAAACGGATGTAACCCTAAACGAAATGTGGAAATCTACCCCCAAAATCACGAATACTAGGATATAAGCATGGATCACACTTACGAAGATTGGTATAACTGTATTGCCCAGTACGAGCGTACATTTAAAGAATGGGAAGGCAGAGCCGATAAGATCGTCAAGCGTTACCGTGACGAATCACGCAGCCGCAACAATCCAACAGCTAAGTTTAATATTCTGTGGAGCAATGTACAGACCATTACCCCTGCGGTATTTGCTCGTTTACCAAGACCCGATGTAAGCCGTAGATTCCGTGATAACGACCCGATTGGCCGTGTAGCGTCAATGATGCTAGAACGTGCTTTAGAGTACGAAATTGAGCATTATGGTGACTATGCCAGCGCAATGAAGCAGGCTGTTCAAGACCGTTTACTTGGTGGGCGTGGTACGGCATGGGTTCGTTATGAGCCACATATTGTTGGTCAAGCTGGTGGTGAAGCAGAAGGCGCACCTGACGATGGCTTTCAAGTTACTGAAGATGCAGATGAAGCAGAAACAGAAGGCGGTATTTACCGTGAAGATCAAGAGCGTATCGAGTATGAGTGCGCCCCAGTTGACTATGTTTACTGGCGTGACTTTGGATTGACTACAGCCCGTACATGGGAAGAAGTAACCGCAGTATGGCGTAAAGTCTATATGGAGCGTGATGCTCTTGTTGAACGCTTTGGCGAAGAACTAGGCGGTAAGATTCCGCTGGACACCAAGCCTGAAACATCCAAGTCATTTAATGAAAAGATGGG